ATCTCTTAATTGGTCTACCTGAGCTAAGCTCATGGTTACTGTTCCATCTGTCATATTTGTTTATTTAAAATTTTTCTTTAATACTTTTAACCAATAAAATCCACCAAAGCTTTTTCTTTTATTTGCTATACAATCATATATAGCTCTATTAGCATTATATTTATCATCAGCTTCTTTAATAGAAGTAAATTCATCTATTAGATTATAATTCATATCATATTGATAAATTTTAACATTTCTCCAATTTTTATTTACTTCAAATTTAAGATTGTCTTTTTTATATTTTCTCCACATGAATCCTCCAGCAGTTATGGTTGAAGATTTAGGATTTGCACTTTGGGATATATTACTTTCACTTATACCTAAAGAAACACTGGCAATTTTTATACCTTTCCATTCTTTAATAAACTCTCCTTTTATACCATATTGATATATAGGTATTAACTGAATTTTAGAAATTGTTTTACTAATTTTATCTTTTACTAATTTTGGCATATTAAGACCTCTAATTCTACATTTTTCTTTATATTCTGGAGAGTGTTTAACACCGTGACAACCCTCTCCACCATTTGTTAAATTAGCTAAAGTACCTGTTCCTAAATCTATTCTACCATATAACTTTATAAATTCTATCTCTTTTGTAAGAAGATATTGATAATTATCAGACTCCATAATAATTTCTATTTCATAATCATAATTTTTGTTAACTATATCATTCCATATTTTATTATGTCCCAATTTTGTACAAGCTCTTTCATAATGAACCCTATACAAATTAGAATTTTCTTCTTTATTACATTTAGTACCTATACCAACATAAAATACCTCATTTTTGTCTAATCTAATATGTCTATATAAATAGTATTTAGAAGAAAATAGTCCTTTTATCATACCTATATCTTATTTAATAATTTACGAAGAGCAAATCCTAATTCCTGGTCATTGGGAAATTCTGTTATTAATCTTGCTAAATCATAAAGACTAATCATACCCTGTTGCATCATACCAGAGGCTACTTCTTTATTAGATAAATCTATATCTTGATAACTGGTATCTTTTCTATATTCTAATTCACTAGCTCGTATTATAGACTCTGCCATATCTGTTGTCATAATAGTTCTTTTAATGATTTAATTCTTTTATAACCTACGTCATATCTCTGATTATGTGGTGCATCAAATAAATAAGTACATATACCTCCATTATTTAACTCTACAAAATTCTCATACCTATCATCTACAAATATATCTATACCACTTTTCTTAGCAACTTCTACTTTACTTTCCCCAAAACCAACACTGTATACAGGCATAGTAGGGAAACCATTCTTATCTATCCATTCTTCAGTCCACTCTTTTGGAATACTCCTTGAAGTTATATAACAATGTGGCTCAAAGTTAATATCTGAAGGTTTAGTTTTTACAGGTATGGACAGCCAAAAATCTTTATCATCTTTTAAAGAATCAAATTTAGCCTTTATATCCCTGTCAAAATTCCATGTTTCAGGCACTTCCTGAGAATGATGTTTAGTCCAATGTCCTACCCAATCTGCCAGTACCTCATCTATATCTAACCCTATCTTAGGTCTATTTAGATAATTGTGCCTTCTATCATCAAATTGTGGAGCTATTTTATAATAAGCACTTAAAAAGTGAGCATTACATTGTAAATGATCTATATGTTTTAAACCACTTTCCAAATCAAAATCTTCCCCTCTTTCAATAGCTGCTAAATGTCTCTTCATAGAGGCTATAGTAGAACTCCATGAAAGTCCTTTTTCCCAATTCCTAGCCTCATATTTTGTTGCCCCAAAGCTTAGTACTTCTACTAAGCCTTGTTGAGCAACTGGATGAATTAAATCATACCTTAATTTTCCTTGATTAAATCTTATTCCACTATCCATATTTTATTGTAATTTTATACTTGATTCTAAAAAGTCAATATGTGCATATCCTTTAGTAGTATGAACTCTAACTTCATTTCTATCTTCTACAGCTTCAAATGCTAATATCTCTGCATCACCAGCTTCTTTATCTTGGTGTTCAACTCTATCTCCCACTACCCATGTTTCTCCATATGAACTAATTGCAGATTTCTTATCTACACTAATATAATTTGTTTTTACTCTCATATATTTACCCATATTTTTCCATTAATTTAAAGCATTCTTTAAAACCTTCTATTTCACATTCTTCCCTTTTCAAAGTACCTATACCAGTACTATCAAATACATCTATACTCTTATACCTTACTTGCCAAGACCAACCATGCATTTCATCTGGTCCATCTACTAGTAAGAATATACCCTGCTCGTCAAAGAAATGGTATAAAGACCTGAAATTCTGATTTAGAATATTAGCAGCTCCTAACTCTACTATTCTATCTGTAATCTCAGGAGCTTGTGTCTCTGGAACATCCTTAAGAAGTTCCTTTTGTAACTGTAATAACCATTTCTTTACATGCTCATAAAATATCTCCTTACTTTTTGGATAATCTTTTAAATCTATCATATCAATTTACTTTTTGTTTCTTCATTAAATATCTCACGGTCTTCGTAGAATTGCCAATGTTCATCTAAATCTGTTAAATCCAGGTCATATAATTTCTTCCAAAAAGATTTTAAATACTGGCTTTTTCCAAATATATGATGTGGTAATGTAGTTACCAAAGTACCCTGAGAATTGTTTGTTTTTCTTGGTATTTCCCTTTTATATGGTTCAGAAACCTCTGAGAATTTACCTGTCATAATAATATCTATATCTTCTTGCCATTGTTCATGGAATTTATAAACAAGCATAGTCCACCCATCAGGATAATCATACTCATCTATTAGATATTTTCTTTCTCTTTCTGCTTCTACAAATTCATTAAAAGCAGTGATGTCCATAGGTCTAAACAATAAATATACAGCATTCTTGTAATCCATATCCTTTATCTCATCTTTCATATAGGCATTTTCAAACCCATGTTTCCATAAATCTTTAAGACTTAATTTAAGAATAGGAACTACGAATATACTAGTAGCTGTTAATTTTAAAAACTCATTCGCCATAATACAAATTAAAGATTAACAATTCCTCCAGCTTCAAATGCTGATTTACTAATATTCCATATTTGATTCTCCTGACACCATAGAATATCATTTATAATTTCAAAAACACCTTTGTATTCTCTTTCATTTTCTATAAAACCTCTCTCTGCTTTATCCAGGTCTTCTACAGTCATTTTATACTGTAGAGGTCTGTAAAAACAACCACTATGAGCTACTATAAAGATTGGTGGAAGAATTTCATACTCACTATAGTCAAATCCTAAATCTAATACTCCTGACATTAAAGCTCTCCAGTAGATATATCCCTGAATATAAGCCTGTTTTTTCAGCCAGTATTCCCTTTTAAAGTTTACAACATCATATACAAATTTTAAATCATATATCTGTATAGTTTTATTATTGTGGTCTACTACAATCCTATCCAGCATAGCTTTCATTTCTAAACCTTCTACTGTAAAGCCCTCAATTTGTTGTTCATTAAAATACTCACATCCTTCTCTTTCTTCAAAGATAGGACCAGTAAACTCATCTTGCATTATTAAAGAAACAGCTTTCTCTGCTATAGTAATATCATCCACGCAACATATTTGTAAATTCCTACTTCTAGCTTCTCTTAATTGGTTATAGTACATTTCTGGTGTTTCACCATTATTTTTATTAGGTTTAGTAAAATTTTCTAATACCTTTTCCTTGGATATTTTATACCCACTATCTATATAAGCTAAATCAACTAAATTAGAAAATTCCTCAGTCACTATCCCATTTTCATCCATATTACTAACTGTATGCTTATATAAGGATTCTGTAAATACAAGCATATTTGCAGTTGGTGGATTTGTACAAGTACTCATGTAAAACTTACTATCAAAATTTTCAGGTTCTAATAGTAAATTATGTCCCAAGCTTCCAATTAGCAAAGCAGGATTATATTCATCTTCCTGTCTTGTCTCAGATTTTTCTATTTTAGTTTTAAAAAACTTTTTTCTATCTATACTAAATTCTCTAAGATCACTAGATGATAGATAGTCTAACTTTCTATATTCTTGTTCTGATCTGTTTACTTTTTTCTCCCCCGTCATAATTTAATTTTTAATTCTTTTATATATTTTATAGGAATCATAGTTAGATTTTCTAACTGGAATATAATTACCTATTTTATAAAAACCCTCTACTCTCTTATTATTCTTAAGAGATATTATAGCTAAAGACCCTCTTTTTAACCCTGTCACTTCACAAGCTTCTATAATAGATCTCCATTCTCCATAGAAAGATCCATCCAAATGTAATAATACAATAGCTTCCCCTTCTTTATTTCTTTTATTCTCTTTACACCAATCTAAATATTCCTTTTTATAAACCACAGGATTTTTTAATTTAGTTAATCTTCTCTTTTCTAAATCTTCCTTTGTCCTCTTTTTCCCAGTTTGAGACTTTGACATTTTAGCTCTAGTTTCAGCAGAATGAGTTATAATTCCTTCAGGACTAGTTGGTTGAATATTATATCCAAACTTCCTATTATGTGTATTTAATATATTACACCAATAGTGTTCCTCAGAAGCTAGAAATTCTGCTTTACATTCAACTAGAATTTCAAATAGAAAATTTGTTTCTCCGTCCCTATTAAAAGATCTTTGCAGATGGATATTACCATGTGTATTAGAGTTTAATCTACTTATATGATCATTCCATCTCATTTGTATATGAGTAGCATAACCAACATAGATCTTTCCATTTATGATATTTGTTATAGTATATATTCCACAATTACCCATGTTCAAAATCGCAATTAGCTTCAAATTTTTTAACTAAGAATGTCCTAGTAGGAACTTCTATAAAATTCCATGTTTCCTCTACATTATCATCCCAATCAGGAGATTCTTTATTAAGAATAATCCTATCTATTTCCTCAAACTTTTCCGCTACGGTATATCCCATAACACCGCAATAATGATTGGATTTTTCACAAAATCTCTTTTTACCATCTAACCATAGATTCCATATTCTCATATATTCTCTCCTGGAAACTACTAATATACAAGGAAAATCGGACTCACTATTCTCATTTGGGTAACCATGTGTTTCTATATGAACTTGCTTCCCAAAAACTCCCAAAACTTTATCCTCACTCGGGTCAAAAAACAATACTAAATCTTTATTCATAATCTTTTAATTTAAATACAAAGATAATATAGAATTCCGATATTTCCAAGAATTCTATATTATCAAATTGTTAAGCTTCACTTCTTACTTCTTTCTTTTCTCCTGTCATAATTTATAATTTTATCCATTTACCATCCCATTCTATTCCATCTTTATACCAGAGTCCTTTTCTCTGAGTAATATTAGCTCTTAATTGATTTAATCTGTCTTTTGTTACATTTGTAAAATAACCAGCATTTGTTATATAGATTTCTCCATGCATAGTAAATTCTGCTATTTTATTACCATGCAAATATAAGCAATAATCCAGACTTTCATCATTTCTTACCTTTTTATTATTACCTTTTAAAAAGGCTTTTATAACACTTTCTCCTGCCATTATTCATGAATTTTACCTTTAAAAAATTTACCACCTACATTTCCATTATAACAATCTTGTCTGAATAAGACATTATTATTAATCATATAAACTATTTCCCAATAGGATAATGATGCCTTATCCTTGCACAATTTAAGAATAGTTCTTCTAAACCCATTAGTATTTCCTCTTTCTTCTATATATTTTAACAATTCTTTACAACTTCCCCAGTAATCCAGCCATTTAGAATCCTTTACTCCTCTTTCTATTCTTTTCCTTGTTCCAGAAACTACTCTGGCTCTCTTAGAGAGTACCTTTTTGGTCTGATGAAGAAATGCTTTCTTACCAAAATATGATTTGCCCTTATCGTCATATATTACATATATAAAACCATAGTAACCTTCTGGTGGTTCATATAAACATTCTCCATTGTAGTACCAGCAATCATCTTTTATCATATATTATTTTTTATCTTTACCAAAATACTCTTGTTGACTTTCCATAGGAAAATCTCTAAAATCTCCATCATTAGATTGAGGAGGATTACCAGTAAGACTAGATATTATACCTTTACCATTACAAGTAGGACATTTAGTATAATCTAACTTTTTCCCTGTTCCATTACAAATTGGGCATTTTTGATACATTATTTCTTAATTTTTATGTAATTTAATATTCCTTTTACATTCTTCCACCCAGTTTCTAGTAGTAATAAACAAGATACTCCACCATGAATATCTATCTTTAGTCTACCTTCATTATTACCATATCTCCTACCTTCATGGGTAAACTGGAATTGAACCATAGGTTTCTTATACTCTACTGGTTTTTTTTTCTTTTTCATTACCCCTGAGAAACTGTCTATCTCATTTTTATTCTTAGGTTTTTGTTTTCTCTTCCTCATTATAATATTTAAATTTACTTATTTTGATTCATACCAGTTTGTACCTATATTAGCAGAAGCTTTCATAAATAAATCCTTATTAACTAATAACTTATTACCTTCTTCTATCATAGAATATTCTAAAATTTCAGCATATTCTTTTGTTAAATGCTTTTGAGTTTCAAGATTTATCTCATCATGCACAACTAAAGCTATCCTGGCTTTCCAAAAATCCTTTTTCTTCCAAATATGCTCATATACTCTATTAGTAGCAGCTTTAGTTTGTAAAGCAGCCTTAGTTTGTGTTGGATTATTTAAAACTAATCTAAAATATTCCCCTTTTTTCTTAAAATATTGACTAACATTATAAGCATTTTGAGAATATAGAGCATAAGCACTTTCATTTTGAACTTTGTATTCTGCATCTTTTTTTAGTTCCTTGTGCTCATTTTTACCTTTTCTATACTCAGTCCACCAGCTACTACTTAGACTTTTAATCCATTTATGATTCTTTTTAAATTCTTCAAAATAAGGCAATTGTAATTTCCAGCCCAAAGCTGACTCAATATATCCCAATTTTATTGCTTCTTCTAATTTATTGTTCCCATAAGTATAAATACCTGCATGAAGTTCTTTATATGCATTTTCTATATGCATGGCTTCTTCCAAACTAATCCCTTCTTTTTGACTCAAAGTATAAGCTCCTCCACCAAATTGGAAGGTAAATCTGGGAGCTTTGGATGCTTGTCGTTTATCTTTATGGTTTTTAATAATTTCTTCATCTGTTAAATCTTTAATTTCAGGATATAAAACTCTAGCAAAGGCACAGTGTAAACAACTATTATTAATAACACTGCTAACCATAGCAGCATCCCCTGTATTATCAGCTCCTGTAACCCCTTCCTGAGCACTATAATCTGCTACTATGTAATCAAATCCTTCTTTAGCTTCAAAAGGTCTTCTACTTTTCTCATTGGCCGGGATATTTAAAGTATTCACATCATTTACTTCTGTTTTATCTCTGTTTTTACCTCCAGCAGAAATCCTTGCAGTATCTAATATAGGCTTATAACTAGTATACAGTCTACCTTCATATATATTCTTATAGAATGATTCTCCAAATGTAGTAACATCATGCTTAATAGATTGATAATCAAGCCACAAATCTACAAATTCATGTTTAGTCTTTTTTATCACATCTTCTGCTACTGATTTACCTGTAGCTGCATCAGGATTTTCCACATTAATTCCTAATTTCTCAAAAACTTCTATCATTTGAGCGGAACTAGTAATTAATAGATCTAAATCTACTCCGTCTGATTCAAATAAAGAAAATTGTTTTTTTCTGTATTCTGGTAATTTATCAGCAATATATTGCTTAATTATATTTTCCTTAAGTTTAAGCTCTTTTTTGTCATTATCACATTTTTCTTGCCATTTCTGTTCATTTATAGGTACTCCACAACACTGCATATAAGCACAAGCCCTAATCCATTTACAATGCAAATTATATACTTGAACAAAACTTTTTTGTACAATTTGTTTATGTAAACAATCTGCTAAATTTAATAATTTATCCACATCATTAAAGCAGTACTGGATAGCTTTATCAGTACTTAATTTGATTTTAGCAATGTTTTTTTGCTCTGATTTATCATAAATTACTCCTAATTCTTCTTCCATAACAGTACCAAAATCATGCCTTTTCATAACCAGACCATTATACATAATCTTTCTTGCCAAGAAAGTATCTCTTACCTTCCAAGGAAAAAAGTTATGTTTATATAACCAAGTAAGATCAAATAAACTATTATGCATAACTAGTATCTTATTCTCAAGATAAGGTAAAACCTCTTTAATATTGATACTTTCTAAGTCTATAAGATAGTTATTAGTCCCAGTACCTATTTGTATAGCAAACATATCTCCTTTATAGAACTTTAAGCCAGTAGTTTCACTATCATAACTAATAGTCTTAGGTAGAATCATCTCTGTTAAATCACAGTATTTATACTGTCCTATATTATCAAAATAGTTTTTTCTGTTAGTTATTATAAAATTCATAACTACAAATTTAAGGAAGTATACCTGAATAAACAAGTATACTTCCAATTTAGTTTAAACTTTAACAACTCTGTTACCTATAACACTGATCATATCCACAATTTCCTGTACTTCTGCATGGCTAATAGGTACTTCTTCCTCCTGGCACTTAATTACACTATAATCCCTTTCTTTTAAAGCTTCCTGTAACTCTTCAACAGAGTAAGCATGGTATTGTTCATCAAAATGTACTATATCTACATCTTCATCCATATACTTACCATCTTTTTCCTCTATTACAGCAGCTATAAACATCTCACTAACCCTCATCTTATTACCATCATAAATAGGTACACTTCTGATTTTAGCAGGATTTACAAGGCAGAGAACTTTTGTATCACCAAAACTTCCTATTCCAAAACTTCTGGAACCCACATGTAATCCACTACTACAATCTTGTCTGCTATCTACATCTACTTCTTCTTCAGCTATAGCATATACTTGTCCAATTCTAATATCCATACTATGGGTATGAGCATCTGTATACCTGTTTTCTTCTAAAGAACCTAAATTATTATATAACTCCTGTAGATTGCCTTTAGAAATCTTTCTACCATCATCTTCAGAATTTATCTTACCCAATGAGTATTCCCCATCTTCTTCTAAAACACAGTAATTAGCAGGAGATTTCTTCCACTTTTTAACTTTAAAATACTCTGTAGAAACAAATTTACTCAATTCTTTGTCACTTTCTCCTACAGATACTATACCTCTATACATGATAAGATTGCCAAGAGAAGTTATCCTTATATTTTGATTCCTGATAAACTTAAGAGCATCTTCTCTACTACTTTGTATAGGATTTAAAGCTAACTTTAAAGTAAATAGTTTTAAAGAAGTGTATTGAGTCATAAGGTCTTCATACTCTTTTCCATCATATAGTGGTTCTACCCATGCGTGATTCATTTTCTCTACAACTTCTATAAAAGCAGCTACTATAACTGCTGGTAAAGGCATAGAAAGCTTTTTAAGATAGATTTCTCCATTCTTAACTTCAAAATCTGCATGTTTTTCTAAACAATTCCATTCCCTTCTAACTAACTCTTTTTCCTGTTTAGTTTCAATTTCCTTTGTGTTTATAACAACAGTTTCGTTTGGTAAGAAAAGTTCTATGATACTATCTACTGTATAACAGTTCTTTACCTTCTCATAAAACTCTTTTCCACCTTCACTATTACTAAACAAAGTACCATCATGTAAGGTTACAATTACAGTTTTATCTATAATCATAAGCTTTTTATACAGTTTTTGTTTAATTTCCTGTTCTTTTCTTAAATCTCCATCCACAGCTTCAATCTGTTTTTCTATTAATGTACCTCTTGCTTCTTCATTTTTTACCTGTTGGTCAAGAAGTCTTTTTCTTTTTGGGCTTAACAGCCAGTCAAAATTAAAATTCATAATTAGTATATTTCTGTTTGTTTATTATTTTTTAATTCCTGTATATCTTTATGCCTTTCTTCTAATTCATCTCTTAAATCATCTATTTGCCCTTTTAAATCGTCTATTTCACACTCCAAATCATATATTTTAGAATCCTTATCACTTACTTTATCTTGAAGATCTGATATAGTTCCTTCAAAACTCTCCATATCTGTACCCATATCTTCTACAAGAGCTATTATATCTCTTTTATAATTAGGCATCTTGTAGTTCCTCCTCTAACTCTATTTCAACAGCTTGTTGGTTAAAAACTTCATCAGGCACTTTAGGCACAAGTTCCATATCATCCACTAACTGTCCATTAAGACGTTGCCATTTTAACATGATATATATCATATTTTTAGCAACTCTTAATTCTTCTGTGGTAGTATATCTATCATCTAAATTTAATACGGATAAGAAACCAAACTTACTCATTATTTTCTTAAATTCCAAACACTCTGTATAGATATTCATATCCCAACAGTTTGTTTCTTCTGCTACTTCTAATAGTACAGATTTTAACTCATTATCCACATTATAATAGTTTTCCTGGCTTATATTTTCTAGATAAGTCTCTATTTGTTTCTTTAGTTCCTCATATTTAGGAAAAGTTTTATAAATAATCTCTTCATTATTAGGTACTACTGATAAGATATTCTCTATAAATAATCCTGTAACTAACCTAGAAAAAGGCTTTGTCTTTTTTAATTCTTCCATATCTTTAAAATTATGTAAATCTTTAATGTGTTTTAATTCTCTCTCGCCAATCCATAGAAACTTAACACTTGGAAAAGCAGAAACATACTTATACAATTCTTCTTTATTAGTCTCTTTGTTTACCAGTATATTTAAACGAGAAAGTTTCCTTAAGTCTTCTATTTTACAAGTTTGCTTATCGTATACAACAGTACTGTCTCTTTTATGGGACCTGGCTATATTTAAAGTAATTTCTCCTTTTTGTTTATTAAGAGTTTTATAATTACCTACAGATATACCTTTCTCTCTGTTTTCTTTCTGTTTTAACTTCTTATCAGCTAACCAGTTAATATATTCATCTTTTAATTCTAATCCTTTTTCGTTATTCCATCTATCTGTAACTTGTTTTTTAACAAATTGGAACTCCTTAATAATATTTCTCCAGTCTTCCTTTTTATGTTTAGATAACCACAAGGTCTGTTTATACCAATATAAATCTTTATGGTATTTTTCTTGTACATATAAAATTCTAGAACCATATTTCTCTCTTAAAAACAATTTCAAGTTACCTGCTAAAACGAAATCTATAAGAACTATATTTCCTGGATTATCTATAGCTTTTCTTCCTAATTCCCAACTAATATGTTTTCTTTTCCATGTGTTATTATAATCATCAAAAGCTACTGTTTCATAACAATCCAGTAATTTACTAAATAGTGTTTTATAAAAAGAAACTGGTTTATAAGTAATACCTTCAATTTCAGGATTTTTTAGTACCTTACTAGACAGACTTACTATAGTATTAATACAAAACTCTTTATCCCCTACAGTAACATTATAATCTGATTTATCAATAAAATCATAACCTTCAGGAAAAGTCTTAAAAGTCTCTATTTTTTCATTATACTGATCTATAAACCAATCTGCAACCGCTTTTATCTTATTGAGTATCAACTCTTTAGACTCTGGAGTAAACATTAAGCTTTCCCTGGATATAGTTGGATTAACTTTATCACTGAGTTCGAGTTTAATAGCTACAGGAATATAAATATCTGACAATCCTAGTTTTGAAAAATCCATAGGGTAATATACTTCACCCAGACACAAATGTAACTTCTTATCAGTAGTTATTCCTGACCATTTAAACAAATCATTCTCATAGATTTTATAATCATTATTAAATGACATATAATCATCAGTTACAAATGTATTAGAAAAATAAGCAAGTTGTTCTCTGATTTTCCTAGAGAAAGCACTTGCGTCATAATTCTTAACTTCTAATATCATTTTTACCCCATTTGGTTCAGATGTATCCTGTTCGTGTAAAAGATCTATCTTATTACCAAATTCTCCTTCATACATGATATAGGTTCTTTCCTTCCCATTTTTTCTGCATCTAAAGGTAAATGAGTTAGTATAAGCTAAACCACTTTTAAAACCTACTCCTAAAGCCCCTAATTGAGTATTATCCTGCCTTTTTGTAGAACAAAGATATTTCTTGATGACATTTTCCACATCTTGGTCATCTAATCCTAAAGCTGTATCTTCAACAGAGAATTCCCACTTGTAATAAGAAAGTTTTTTCAAACCAACTAAAACAGGATTATTAACACCAGCTTTTACATTTGCATCCCATGCATTACTTACCCATTCTCTGATTGGGCTGCCAATAGGATCTGAATAGATATTCTTACTCAAGAAATTCATAAGAATACCTATACTACTCTCATCTATAACCAT